AAGATGCTGTTGCTAAATCTTTTATCCATGATGGATAAGGTTTTTTAGACCAAAAAATTTGATTATCTTCATCCCAAGTATAACCGATACCTGCGTAGTTTCCTCTAAAAGGTGTACCACCTAATTTGTGTTGATTGTTACGTGTGTTGTAAGAAGTTTGAATCCACATTTGAGCAGGCCAGTTATTATGAGTTTCTAAATATTGTTGACCTACGGATTCATCTTCTACTCCATCAGCGTTAAGCATATCACTATCATTCAAAGTTAACACTTGAATAACTTTTCCGTTCATACCTATTTTTGCGAAATGAGCCATTAATATTTACCTCTTATTGAAATTTATACCTTATTATTACTATGCCCGAACCACCAGAAGCTCTTTGAGCACCGCCGCCACCGCCGGTGTTAGCTTGACCAGCCTGAACGCCAGTAGGATTTGTTTCTCCGTTACCGCCGCCACCTAATCCACCTATTCCTGTACCAGACCTTCCAGCCCCGCCACCTGCTCTGTAGGTAGCAGAACCGTTAATGGATGATTGAACACCATCGCCACCGTCACTCGAACTATATGGTTGACCAACTTGGCCAGCACCTCCGCCGCCACCAGTATTTGATGTGCCACTAGCAGGACCTCCTGGATTTCCTTGAGGTGGACTTACAGGTGGTGAATTACCTGTTCCTACTGGACCTGCGTTTGTTCCGCCTGCACCGCCACCTGAGCCGCCAGGTTGACCTGTACCAGAAGGATCACCTCCTGCACCACCGCCACCACCAGTAGATGTGATTGTACTAAAAACTGAATTTGAACCTGGAGTTCCATTTCTGTTTGGAAAAGCCGACGGACTAAATGCCTGGTCAGCACCTCCACCACCAACTGTTATTGGATAACCTGTTGCTGATACAGGTAATGCACTTACACCACTTCCTAATGGACTTGCTGAATATGCACCTGAAGCTTGACCTGAGGATTCTCTAAATCCTCCTGCACCTCCGCCACCAGCATAAAATTCTCCTGAAGCACCACCACCAGCAACTACCATATAATCTACTGTAGATGAACCACTTGGGTCTCCAGCTTTTGTAACTGTAAAAGTTCCTGGTCCTGTAAAGGTATGGATTTTGTAATCACCTGAAGTTTGTATTGAACCTCCTGTTGCAAGAACATATAAACTTTCTACTGCTGTCATCACAAACTGTCTTGTTGTTGTTCCTTTATTTGTAGCAGCCTGTACCGTAAATGTAAAATTTTCACTAGAACCACTTTTAGAAACTGTTCCTGTAAATGTACCATTTGTTTGTAATGACATACCTGTTGGTAAAGAACCTGCTGAAATTGTGTGAGTAATTGTATCACCGTCTGCGTCTGTAGCAGCGACTGTAGTTAATCCACTAAAATCTGTTTGACCGTTTTCAACTGTTCCAATATTTGTATCAGCTGCTGTGGCAAATGTAGGTGGTTGGTTAACATCTAAAGCACTTGCTAAAGTGGCTGCAAGACCTGAACCGTTTGTTAATTTAATTGCATAAGGGTCATTTGCTTCTAAAAAATCTGCTCTTGTAACTGTAACTGTAAATGAAGATGAGTTTGTTCTTGTAATTGTTTGAGTAGTTACATTAGAACCACCACCTTCAGGTTCAAAAACAACTGTACCTGATGTAACATCAAAGTTACTACCTGAAATTACAATAGTTGCGTCACCACCTGCTGTATTGTCAATGAATGTTGAAGTTACACTAGCACCACCGTCAAGTGTAAAACCTGTAATCGTAGGTGGAGCGTCAATAGGTTTCCAATCTGTACCGTCATAATATTCAGCAAGGTTTGTATCAGTATTAAATCTAAATGTACCAGTTTCATCCACTCTTTGAGCTTCTGTTCCTGAAGGTACTTTAATACCACCTGTTCCTGTAAACTTTCGATTTTTACCTGTAATATCTCTACTATCTGCCATTGTTTTTTCCTATACTTCTATTTATAAAAGTTATTATAGTACCTCAATTAGTTTCCAACCGTAAGTTGCACCAGTGTAAACTAATCCAATGGCACTATCTTCGGTTGACACGACTAAATCTTCAGTTGCGCCATTAATTTTATTACCGTTTCTACCTATTGTTAAATTGTTTGTATCAAAAGTAGAAGCTAAATCTAAAAATCTTACTTGGTCTCCAACTTGTGGTGAAGCAGGTAAATTTGCTGTTTGAGGGCCAGCAGTTGTGTTAATGAAATATCTATCATTAGCTGCAACGTTAAGAGCAGTTGAACCATCAGCCGTATGTGTTGCCCAAGGATTACCACCACCTAAACCTGTCCATTGTGTTCCGTTATATCCTTCCCAAGTTACTAATGTTGAGTTATATCGAATTGCACCTGTGTATAAATCACCACCTGTAGGTCTTTCACCTGTTGTACCAGTTGGTGGAACCCAAGCACCTGTACCAGCATTATCTCTTGTTAGATAGCCTCTTACAGCTCTTTCTGTTGGAACTGCCGAGTTACTATCATTTGATAAAGTTTGGTCTGTACTAAATTCATTAATTGTAGCACCTAATTCTGCACCAATAGAACCAAGTTGTAATTCTGACAGACCTGAAAGGTCAAAAGCATCTGCGTTAAGTGTTGCAACACCAGTTGCCTGTTCAATTCTGAATAAATCACCAACTCTAAAGTCACCTTTTTGGTCAGTAGATGAGAAGTAAACACGGCCACCAGATGTTTCTGTAATTTCTCTTTCTTGGTTAGCAGGTTGAGAAGGACCACCTGGATAGTTAGTTGTAATAAAGTCACCAGTACCAATATCTAGGAAATCGTGTCCTGTTAAACGGACATTTGAAAAACTTGTAGTAATATCTGCTTCTTCATTATCTGCAATTGCATTACCTGTTGTTACACTTTCAGTTAATCGAATAAGTGCTGTTTCATTTCCAGTATTTGTTTCTGAAATTGCTGAAATTCTGTAATACTTACTAGTGTTACCAGCAAAAACCACATTTGAACCAACTGTGATTACATTTGCACTACCTAATGTGCCATCTGAGGAATCAACTGCAATAAGTGGACCAACTTGTCCTGTTTGAGCAACTGATGGAGCACCAAAAGAAGCGTCAAGTGTTGCTTGGAATGTAGAACTATCTTCTTTTACTATTGTAACTGTTTCACCTTGTTGAAAGTTACCCGTTCTACTTTCAATGTGAATATAATCTAATGAAATATTTGTTCTAATAATTGAAGCAGTTGCACCTGAAGTATCTCCTGTTATAGTTGCAACTCCTGTAGGCGAACCAGAAACATTTACAATATCTTGCATATCACTTTCTGTAGCAGCGCCAATAAATCCAGCCGTTGCATATTTTAACATCTCACCACGAGCTTGTACTTCGACTGGTGTTTCTGCAGCTAATGTGCCGTCAGCTTCTGCACCGTATTCACCATAAGCAGATGAACAGTTTAGACCTCTAATAAATCCACCCGATTCCGCATAGAAAGATTTATCACAATAGTAAGTAAAGACAGAAACCATCTCACCACGACCACCACCAATTGCGTGAACACCACGACCATCGGAGTTAATTTGTGTAAAGTCATTTGCAAGAATTGATTTGTTACCTGTACTATGTAATAGACCGTCAATCTGAATACCTGTTGCATTAGCATTTACTGAAGAACAATTTTGAACATAAGGAGAAGCAGTTGAAATAGCACCACTAGGGTCTAATGATGTAACAGCCGCTTTGCTCGTACCACCAGCAGTAGGTGTTCCTTCTAATCCTTTCATTGTCATTTGAACAAGATTTGTTTGATTGTTTAATAAGAACATATTAGAAGCATTATTGTTTTCTAAACTATCTACATCTAATACTAAATCGCCTGTACCTGAACCTATGTTAGCAGCTGCAATTGTAATTGTATCAGCAACTACAAATCCTGTACCACCGTGATATATTGAAACTGCTGAAACGGCACCACCTGAAACAGTTATATTTGCAACAAAAGAACTTGCAATACCATTTGATGATGATGTTGAAGTACCGTGAACATAATTGTATGTTCCGTTAGCTGCACCACTTGTATTTGAATTAATTGAAACTGTTGCGACTTGATGACCTGTTCCAGAGTTAGGTCTTATTTCAGTACCTCTTAAACTTTCACCTTGTACTGTAACACCAGCAGGAACTCTTAAAGGTAAAGTTTCTCTATAAACACCGTTTTTAATATAAACAACATCACCAATAGAAGCAGATACGACTGTGATTGTTACATTTGTAGAACCACCAATATTACTACCATCAAATGTGATTACATCACCAGCAGCGTGACCTGACCCACCGTTTACTATTAAAACTGTAGGTGTAGATGAACCGTCTGTAGTAACTCTAATTTGTGAACCTGTTCCTGAACCAGTTGTGGATGATTGAGTAACATCATAAGTGCCTGGAGTACCGCCTGTACCACCTGTAATTGTATTAAAATCAACAACATCTCCTGAAGATGCTACTGATAGTGCTTTGTAAACTGTTTTAAACGGTAAAAATTGTGAACCTGGATTTGTATCACTACCAGAGTTTGCAACATAGATAACATTTTTACCTTCAGCGTTTGACCAACTAGGTTCTGTTCCGTCTGTAGTTAAAACTGAGCCAACAACACCAATAGGTAATCTTGCTGCTTGTGAAGCGTCTTGGTAAAGTAAATCACCTCTTGTAGATAATACTGCGCCGGTATCACCTTGTGCGATTAATTGCCAAACTGTACCGTCTGTACCTGGAGTAACATTGATTTGTCTATCTTTCAACATTACATAAGTTGAAGAAACATATCTTACTACATCACCAATATTGTAAGTTGTAGCGGCGTTATAAGAAGATGATTGATAATCAAATCCTTTTACAACTAAATCCCAATAAGATGAGTTTGTTGTTCCATCTGTGTTTGCTGGATATTGTCCTGAATGGTTAGTATTTGCTACATAGACATAACCACCATAATTTACAACATCTCCTGTTTTATAAGTTGCCGCAAAGTTATAATCACCTGTGTTATTATATCCTGTAGTAATAATATCCCAATAAACATTATCTGTAGGAGTATTACCTGCACTTGGTGTTGAGTTTACATAAACATATGTGTAACCACCATATGATACTACATCACCATCTTGGTAAGTTGTACCAGCATTATAACTATCTTCCCATTGTAGTCCTTCAGAATAAACTTGCCAGTTTGAACCAATTGCAAAGTCTGAAGCAGATGTGTGTTGTAAAATACATCTATATTGATATGCACCGTATTTTACTAAATCATTTAATTTATAGAATGTAGAACCAGCCCAATCACCTTTAAAGAAAAGGCCTTCAGTATGTAATTCATATTTTCCTGCTGTTAAATCTGTATAGAAGTCGGCAGTTGCGGCTTGAGATGTGTGATTTTCTGTAACAACATAAGTGTTACCGCCATACTTAACTATGTCGTCTATTAAATAAGCTGTTGAAGTAGACCAATCGCCTCTCCATTTAAACTTTAATCTTCCTAATACAAAATCTGCCATAACTCTCTATATTTATACTCGTTGTTACACACTATAAGTCGTAGAATTTACTGGATACGAAGTTTCTACAGTTGAAAAATCATCTGTTACCTCATATGGAAAATTAACTGTATCATTAATCATACGTTTATTTTCTATTCTTACTAACTTACCGTCTGTATTTAATTTGTAATATGCCTTTCCATTTTCAAAACGATACTGTTGAAAAGTATCAGTTGTTTCATTTTTATATTCTTTTTTAATATGTCTAACAAAAATTTCTGCATTATTATGTGGTGCTCTAACAAAAGTTAAAGTTGTACCTGATACTGAATAATCTGTTGTAGCAGTTTGTCTATTTCTATCTATAAAAACTGCCAATCTATCAGCACCATCACTTGGATAACTTTCGCCTAGTGTAAAATTCACAGTTGCATTATCACCTGTAAACGTGTCATCTGCACCAGAAATATATTCTTCTACAACAGTTACATAGTCATCATCATTTGCAATCTGTGTTGTACCACCATCGTTACTAAAAGTACCCACATTTTTATCTCTTAAATTATAATATAATAAACCTTCTGCTGTTCTTCTTAAACCGTGGAATGTTTCACTATAAGCATTAGCACCTTTTCCATTTGTGTTAACAAGATATGTATTTAAAGTACCCATTAACTAATCTCCAATATACTTGCATATGCTTCAACATCTGGTGATGAAGAATCAATATTTAATTCAGCAACAATTCTTATAATATCATTTGTTTCTAAATTAATCGGTTTATCTAAAACTAATGTATTGTTTACATCAATCTCTAAACTTTTTCCTACGTGATAAAAAGTAGAACCTCCATCAGTAGTAACTTTTACATCTACCTTAGCAGTATTTGTAGAACTTTTATTTGAAATGTAAACAGCGTGTACAACAGCAGTTACACCAGAAGCAGTATATAAGTTTGCACTAGCATTATCTGTAGTTACTACAGACATACCTGCGTTTTTAAATGCACTTGCCATTTATATAATTATCCTCCAAATACAATAGAGTATGCCAAAGCGTCACCATCCATTGCAACTGTACCTGATTGATTTGGTAAAGTTATTGTTCTATCACTTGTAGGTTCTGCAACTGTTAAAGTTGTTTCAAAAGCATTTTCTAATGCACCTTCAAAAACTAAATCTGATCCGTTTAGTGTTAAGTCGTTTGTTGTAACAGCACCGTTATCTGTTACGTCTTGTAACGTAACTGATCCTGCACCACCAACTTCAACAACTGTTCCACCTGAATTTTTTGTATAAAATTTACCGTCAGTAATATTCATTGCCAATTCGCCAGTTTCTAGCGAACCTGCACCTGGTATTTGACTTGGTGTTTCTGATCGTTTTAATTTTATTACTGTTGACACTAGAAGTTTCCTCCGTCAATTGTAGTAACGGTTACATCACCTGAAGATACAGCAAAGTTATCTGAATTAAATGAAGCAACACCGATATTTGATGTTGTTGCTAATTCACCTGCAATTCTAATTGTATTATTATCAACTATAGTGTTGATACCTTCACCTGCTAAAAACTCTAATGTATCTTCTAAATAAACTTCTCCAGTTGAAGATGATTCGTCTGCAAGTCTAATAAATGGATTTGCAAGTTTTGATCTTGTAATTGTTCCAGCAGCAATTTTAGCGTCTGTAATTCCTAAATTCTTTAATTGTAAAGCGTCAGCAGAAACTTCTATTGTAGAATTATCTACTTCTACATTTAACTGATTACCTGTTTTTGATAAAGCGGCACCAGCATCAATTTGCCCAGCACCAGAAAACTGTTCAAAGTTAATTGCACTTGTTCCGATAGTAGTTGTAGTTTCTGTTTGAACATAACCGTTACTACCGTTTGCTGTTCCGTTTTCTACAAATAAGAAATCTCCTGAAGCAACTTCAGCAGTCGTATCAAAGTCATCTGCTCTTGTTAAGACTGTTGCTGATGTTCTTACGTAAATACCGTTATGTGCTTGTGTACTTTCATCTTTAACTAAAATTCTATCACCATTTACAAGTGTGTATCCGTCTAAAGTAGAAATGCCTGTAGATAGTGTTAATGTTGCACCAACACCTGAACTACCGTTATCATAAGTTACTGTATCGCCACTTTCTAATGCTAATGTTTGTGTAGTTGCAGCCTTAACTGAAGCGTGTACGTGTAATCCTTCAGCAATTGCGTCAACGTATGATTTAGGAACTAATGAGTCAGTATCAAAACCTGCTCTTTGATCATATCCACTTGGAACTTTTACAACACCAGTACCGTGT